AATAAAAAAGATGAAGACTTAATTGACACTGAGGTTGACTTGGATGAGATAGAATTTCTTGCTCAAGTATTAGAGGATGATGAAGATGGCGGACCAGAAATCTCATAATCGTTTTTCTGCACAAGCAGTTTTTAATAAAAAATTTCACAGACCCTTTTCCCCTATGATAATGGAAACTATGGTTCCAGAACGATTTGTCGAAATTATAAATCGAGTTGGGGATGATGTCTTGTCTGATGACAAAAAAAGTGAGCAGTGGGATTGGTCACACAAACTAGTAGGCAAGGTACGCAAGGAAGTACAAATCCCAATAACAGATAAGGAAGAAAAACAATACCTTTCTAATGTTATGAAACAAGGTTGTCTTGATTATCTTAATGAAGCAATTTTTGATCGTAAAGCAAATGGTTGGGTAAAGATAGCAGGAGCTAAATCTCCACCACCAAATTTGTCTAATATTCATTTGACACAAAGTTGGATCGTAAGTTCTTATGCAGGGGATTTTAATCCTTGGCATCATCATACTGGTGATTTTTCTGCTGTGATTTATTTAAAATTACCAGATAATATGGTGGAAGAAATAAATGAAGATTTACAAGATCACTATCCAGCAAAAGGTATGATTGAATTTGCATATGGAGAGACACATGATTTCCGTAGCGACAATTTAAAGTTCATGCCAGAGGTAGGTAAGTTTGTAGTTTTTCCTTCATACCTAAAACATTTTGTTTATCCCTTTGGATGTGATGGTGAAAGAAGGAGCATGAGTTTCAATGCTCATATGGTGGTGCCACAAAAATGATATTAGTTGATATGAATCAAATCTCTTTGGCAAGTATGATGATGCATCTACATATGTCGAAGAGTAAAGAGCCAGATGATAGTGTGGTGCGACACATGATTCTTAATTCTTTGAGAATGTATCGTACTCGTTTTTCTTCTGAGTTTGGTGAGTTAGTTTTGTGTTACGACTCCAAACATTATTGGAGAAGGGATTTCTTTCCACAGTACAAAGCTAATAGAAAGAAAGACAGAAAAGAATCCTCTCATGATTGGGATGCTATTTTTGAATGTCTAAATGCAATCAAAAAAGAGCTAAAGAACAATATGCCTTACAAGTTTCTTGAGGTGTATGGTGCAGAAGCAGACGATATTATTGCTACTATTTGCACAGAATATGCAGAAGAAATATTGATTCTTTCTGGTGATAAAGACTTCATACAGCTCCAAAGATTTCCAAATGTGAAACAGTACAGTCCCATAACTAAAAAGATGGTTAATGGTGAGAACCCTAAAATGTATCTTAAAGAACATGTGTTCAAGGGTGACTCTAGTGACGGTGTTCCTAATGTACTATCGCCAGACAATACTTTTACAGATGGATTACGACAGAAACCACTTGCTAAAAAGAAAATAGCTTCATGGGTTGACCATGAATTTTCTGATGTTGCACCAAGTGATGAAGTCCTGAGAAACTATCAACGTAATAGGAAGTTGATAGACCTAACTTATACACCTGATGAGCTAACTGAGGAAATTCTTGCACAGTACAGAGAAGCACCAGAGGGTGATCGTAGTAAAATTTTAAATTACTTTATACAAAAAAGGTTGAAAAACCTGACTGAATCTATAGGAGAATTTTAATGGCAGTCGATACATATACACCTTTGTTTTCTGAAATCTTAACAAAGGTATCAAAATTGAAAACAAAAAAAGAGAAAGTTGCACATCTGAAACAATACAATTCAGATTCACTACGCATGGTAATCAAATCTTCATTTGATCCAAAAATCAAATGGTCCTTGCCAGAAGGGGAAGTTCCTTTTATCCCTAATGACGCACCAGAAGGAACAGAACATACAGACCTTGCATATGAAGCAAGAAAGCTTTATCATTTTATTCAAGGTGGTGATGGAGCGTTGCATCAGAACAAACGTGAGAGCATGTTCGTTCAGATGTTAGAGGGTTTGCATCCAGACGAAGCAGAAATTCTTATTGCTGCAAAAGATAAGTCATTGCACCGTAAGTATAAAGGTTTATCTGAAAACGTGGTAAAGGAAGCATTTGATTGGGATGATAACTTTATGGTTGTAGAACACGATCAATACCCACAGGCGCCGGGCGCTGCCAACGGATGATTATTCTAGATGATATCAAACTAGATTATTCAGATGTATTGATTCGTCCAAAACGGTCAACGCTTACTTCACGGTTTGATGTTGAAATGGAACGAGAATATACATTCTGTAACAGCAAAAAGAAATGGAAAGGTGTGCCAATTATTGCCAGTAACATGGACACTACAGGTACGTTTGAAATACATAATGTATTAAGTGAACATGCCATGATTACTTGTATCGCTCGTCATTATAATAAAAGTGGTATGGAATGGTCACAATCAAAAAATAAGAATAAGCTGTGTGTTATGTCTGGTATCTCTGATATTGAGATACGAGAGATAGTTGGTGTATCTACTACATTTCCTGATGTTGCTTTTGTCGGATTAGATGTTGCAAATGGCTATACAATTAATTTTGTTGAAGCTATAAAACGTCTAAGAAATGAATTGCCTAATGCAACTATTATTGCTGGAAATGTCGTAACTGGTGATATGACAACAGAACTTATTCTTGCTGGTGCTGATATCATCAAAGTGGGTGTCGGGCCCGGAAGCGTGTGTACTACTCGTATCAAGACAGGTATCGGGTATCCACAATTAAGTGCAGTTATGGAATGTGCAGATGCGGCACATGGTTTGGGTGGACATATCATTGCAGATGGTGGATGTACATCGTCTGGTGATATTGTCAAAGCGTTTGCTGGTGGTGCAGACTTTGTTATGCTTGGTGGTATGCTTGCTGGTCACGATGAGTGTGATGGTGAGCTAGTATTTGAGGATGACGTAGAAGAACCTGTAGGAATGTGTTTCTATGGTATGGCATCTCGTACAGCAATGGACAAGCATGGTCACTCTAACAGAGAGTATCGTGGTGAGGAAGGTAAGACGGTAACTGTTCCTTATCGTGGTCCTGTAAAGAATACTGTTCAAGATATTTTGGGTGGTGTGCGTTCTGCTTGCACTTATGTTGGTGCGAGGAGACTAAAGGACTTGACAAAGTGTGCTACATTTGTTAGAGTCAATCATACGCATAATAGAGTATATGAATGATGGAGGAAGAAGTGGCAGAAAAATATGAAATATTAAAAGCATTGCGTAAAAGATACGAAGCAGATGTGGCAGCTGCTGTTGCAAATATTGAGGTATATAATAAAAACCCTGTTGGAATTGGTGAACACTCAGATATAGTTTCAGCAGTAGATTGTGAGGTTGCCAAACTTACTGATGCAGTGGATAAACTAGAAACCCTGCAAGAATTTTTTAGAGTCTAGTATAATGCCCCTAACAAGAAAGAGAGTTATATATGATCGTGATGGTGAAACACCATACATGCATAGATGGCACTTATTTTTTAGAGAAAAATCTGACCACATGGAGAAGAATGTGAAGTTACCATTTAATGCGTATCTTCATAAGATCGTATTGTCAGATGAACCAATTCTTCATGACCACCCTTGGAATTGGGGTACGTTTATTATTAGTGGTGGTTACTATGAGCATACACCAGAAGGAACTTTCTGGAGAGCTCCCGGCACGATGAGAACAAGAACATCTGTTGATTTACACTGGTTGGAGTTAAAAGATGATCAACCTTGTTGGTCTTTGTTCTGGCATGGCCCAAGAAAGAGAACTTGGGGGTTTCAAACCGATGATGGTTGGATGGATTATCGAACTTTTTTACAAAATCGTTTAGAAACAAGGACTTGAGAGATGGCTTTCTTATTGACAAATTCTAAATAGTATGGTACGATTAGATATAGTCAGAAAGAGAAACATCTATGAATTATCTCACAGTAACAGGATCAACAAAAAGAAAAAGAGGACTTGCTGAGAGTGCCATGATACATTGTATCAATGAGTTGATGCCTCGTATGAGAACCCTTGACATTGAGTTGACATTAAAAAGTCTTACAGATGAAGAAGTTGTTGGTTGGTGTCATGAAGGAGAAAATAAACGAGAGTTTTTCATTGACATTGAGAAGTCTCTTGACGGTGAAGATTTGATTGAAACTGTCTGCCATGAGATGGTTCATGTGTGGCAGAGTGCCACTCGTAAGATGAAAGATAAGTTTCGGGGTGGTTACAAGAAACTCTGGAAATGTAAAGATGGTAAATATCGGAATTATTTGAATACTGCATATTATAAACAGCCTTGGGAAGTTGAGGCATACGAAATGCAGGGTAAACTTTTGGAATCCTTTAAGAAGGAATATGTGATATGAGTAAGATGAAAAACTGGATGATGGACATCGAAGATTTCTGTAATGGATATTCTTACGGTGGCATGAACGACTTCACTGTTGATGAGGTGGTTGAGGATGTTGGGATGTACTTTAAGAGCAAAGAAGCATCCAACTATGCCAAACGGTATCTCACAGAACAATTGGGCGAAGCATGAATCCTCTTGAAGCCTTAATTGTTGCAACTGCGATTGCTGCATCACCACCCATAGACAATCCCTCACCAGAGGGTGAATGTCTCGCATTGAATATGTACTATGAAGCAAGAAACCAAGGGACTGCTGGTCTTCTTGGTGTAACTGCTGTTGTATTGAATAGGGTCAATGACAAGAGATTTCCTAACTCTATATGTGAAGTTGTCAAACAGGGACCAACCAGAGAGAGCTGGAAAACCAGAAAGACCCTTGACAAAAGTGATGCAATATACTATCCTGTAAAGAATAGGTGCCAATTCTCTTGGTATTGTGATGGTAAGTCAGATGTTCCGAAGGAAAAGAAAATATACGCAAAGTTTTTGAATGTTGCAGAAGCAATTATTAATAATGAAATACCGTTCATGGATATCACGGATGGTGCTTTGTTTTATCATGCAGACTATGTAACGCCGGGATGGGCTAAGTCAAAAACTAGAACTGTAGAGATACAGGATCATATTTTTTACAGGTGGAATTGATGAACAAGATAGATGAATATAAGAAAAAGATAAACTATGATGCTTGGGAAGATGTGACAAAGCTTCCAAGAAAACTTTTTCAAGATGCTATTTTAGAGTACCATGCATCTAATTCAAAGAAATCTAAAAAATCTGAGGGGGAAACTGAAGAATGAAAGAATTTTTAATGATTATTTCTATGTGGGGCCAAACAGCTACAGGCGATTGGACATATATTGGTAATCAATATATCAACAATACCCTTATGACACAAGCAGTGTGTGAGGAAAAGATTAAGAGAAAGAACTGGTCTGTGATTGAAAAGAACCAATATTACAGGGTACAGTTTGATTGTATGCATATATCGAAGGAGGGCAAATGAACATATTCTATATAGACAAAGACCCTATAGTTGCTGCACAGATGATGTGTGACAAGCATGTGGTCAAGATGATACTAGAGAGTGCTCAGATGCTCTCTACTGCTCATCGTGTACTTGATGGTGATGCATATGCAGACTTGGTAGGAATGTACAAGATGGCTCACAAGAACCATCCTAGCACTATATGGGTCCGTTCTTCTGTGAAAAATTACAAGTGGTTATATGATCACATGATTGCTCTTATGAAAGAGTATACGCACAGGTATGACAAACATCATGCTACAGAGAGGTTGATAGAACCTCTTAAAGACCCACCCATAATGTTGTTGGAAACCTTGCAAAAAGAATTTACTGATCCCCCTCAATGTATGCCAGATTATTGCAAAGGGGTTGACACGGTATCAGCATATCAAACTTACTATATAGTAGAGAAATCAGACTTTGCGACATGGAAACGCAGAGCAAAGCCGGGGTGGTTCAATGCGGAGAGAGAGTTACAGTGATTACATGGTTCGCCGACTTCGTGAAGAAAGAAGAGAACCAGACACAGTAGAAGTTTTTAAGAAAGATGTAGAGGAACGAACAGAAACTCTATATAATTGTTATAAACGACAAGCACAACTTGCTGAAGAAGTTTATAGACTACAAAAAAAAGTTTTATTATTGGGGGGTGATCCTCGACAATTGGAGTTAGATATATAATGCCAACATATATATTTCATGATGAAGACGAGGGTATAGAGTTTGAAGAATTCATGTCCATGTCTGAATTGGATTCTTACAAGAAAAACAATCCACATTTAAAACAAGTTCCATACCCCACTGCGATGGTGGGTGATCATGTCATGGGTGTTGGGCCCAAGGTAGATGGTGGTTTTCAAGAGAACATGCAACGTATTGCTGCAGCACATCCAGACTCCCCTATGTCAGAGAGGTGGGGTGGTAGCACCATGTCTCATAAAGAAATTAAAACTCGCAGGGCAATTGAAAAACATGCTAAAAAGGTTGAAAGACATGGGTGGTCTGCAAATAAAGGAAAGACGCTTGCAGATAAATAGATAGGTGGTGCGGGCGAGAAATCATACTTCAGCACCGATGCACAGCATTGAAGTAAGCTTGGAAGTCACTCCGCCCCTGCACCAGAGAGGGGGTAGTCTACCGCCCCCGACTCCCCCTCTCGCTTTTATTTTTTGAGGATTTACAATGGCTAGTAAAAAGAATAAAGAAATCAATCAAAGCAATCTAGTTGCAGTCAAACCTATTACGGACAATCAAAAGGTAGTTTTTGAGTCTTGGAAGAAGGGAAAGAACCAGTTCCTATTTGGTGCTGCTGGTACAGGTAAAACCTTTGTATCATTATATCTTGCACTTAAAGATGTGATGGATTTAAAGAAACCACACGATAAAGTTGTTTTAGTTCGTTCTCTCATTCCTACCAGAGAAATTGGTTTTCTCCCCGGCGATGAGGAAGATAAAGCTGCACTATATCAGGTGCCATATCAGAACATGGTACGCTTTATGTTTGAAGCAGCAAATGAACAACAGTTTAATTCCCTGTATGACCGTCTAAAGGGACAGGGGAGTCTGTATTTTCTATCAACTTCTTTTCTAAGGGGGTTGACATTTGACAACAGTATCATTATAGTAGATGAATGTCAGAATTTAAATTTTCACGAACTAGATACAATTATTACAAGAGTTGGACAAGACTCAAAGATTGTATTCTGTGGAGATTTTGGCCAGACAGATTTAGTGAAACAAAATGAAAGGAATGGACTGCATGACTTTCTGCGAATTTTGGAAGAAATGGAAGAGTTCAATTGTCTTGAGTTTACCATTGGTGATATTGTTCGTAGCGGTTTTGTTAGGTCTTATCTTATTAATAAAATTAAATTAGGAATTGATATAGAATGAACATAGAACAACTTAGAGAACAATTAGAAATCGATGAAGGGGTCAAATATGAGGTATACCTTGATCATCTTGGTTATGCTACTTTTGGCGTGGGCCACTTGGTTATTGAATCAGACCCAGAACATGGTGCCGAAGTCGGTACTGCCGTCAGTGAGTCCAGAGTCATTGAAGCCTTCGAGCAAGATTGCGAAAACGTCTTGCGAGACTGCAACATCTTATACGAAGATTTTGCCGATTTGCCAGAGGAAGCTCAGCAAGTGATTGCCAATATGATGTTTAACATGGGCCGCCCAAGGTTAAGCAAATTTAAGGGTATGAAACGTGGTGTGGATTCAAGAGATTGGAACGCAGCCGCAGATGAGATGGTTGACTCGGCGTGGTATCGTCAAGTAACCAATCGAGCAGATAGACTTGTTGAAAGGATTAGAGCTCTAGCATAATGTTTAATCATGTAGGGATAGAGTTGCAGCCTATAACAGCAACAACTACAGATGGTGTGCGTCTATATGAAACACCAGAAGGTAATAAGTATCCATCAATCACAACTGTTCTATCAACTCGTAACAAGAAGGGTTTGATGGAGTGGCGTAATAGAGTCGGTAACGAAGTTGCAAACTATGTTGCTGGTAAGGCCGCGGCCCGTGGAACTAAGGTTCACCATATGTGTGAGGATTATCTTAACAATATGGAAAGCAACTTTCCTGATAAGTGGGAAAAACACAAGAAGAATTTTCTACCGTTCTGTCTTTTTAAGCAGTTAAAGGAAAAGGTATTATGCAATATTGACAACATCTATGCACAAGAAGCCGGTCTATATAGTGATAAATATAAAGTAGCGGGCCGTGTTGATTGTGTTGCGGAATACAATGGTGTATTGTCTATAATAGACTTCAAGACATCAACTAAGGAACGTAAAGATGATTGGAATGACAGTTATTACATTCAAGGCTCTGCATATGCAGAAATGTTCAAGGAGAGAACAGACATTGAAATTGATCAAGTAGTAATTTTAGTAGTCACAGAAGATGGTACTGTGCAAGAGTTTGTAAAACAAAAACACGATTATCTAAATGCGTTAACGGAATCCGTTGAAGTATGGAGAAACCAAAATGAAACACCTAATATCAATAATGGCGGTGTTTCTGTTAATGGGATGTAATGTAACCAACAATATTCCCAAACAAACAGCGCCTGATAACAAAGTAAATGCTGTACACCTCATTAAAGATGAGGATAAGGAACCAATTAGTCCTAAAACACCTGATAAATTTTCTTTTGTCACGGTTCCAAAAGCTATAAGTTGTGCTCCGAATAACAAAATTCTAAAAAAACTTATGGAAGTGGAAGAAAAACCAATTGCATTATGGAAAGATGCTTTTCAAGGACATCAAGTTATGGTCTTTACAAATCAAAAAACAGGCACAACAACTATTCTAGAATATCCACCCTTGTTTGAAGGTGACTACGCATGTCTACTATCTATTGGTGTTGAAACTATATTATTACATAAGCCAGAGACACAAGGTATTAAAATAAAGTACTTGACAAATTAGTTATGATGTGGTATAAATATAATACAATTCGATGATGTGGATTGAAAGTCGGACAGGACGGGGGTGCGATACCCCCCGCCTCCACCAAAAGGAGATTAGTGTGGAACAGATATTGTTAGGGGGTTGTGATGAAGAACCCCTTAGTACGAAAGGTAAGTAAGTGGATGTTTAGAGCATATATCGTTTGGAGCATATGTGCAGATATAACCTTACTTGCCGGGATAATATACCTAGTCTTTTTTTGATGGGGGCGAAATAGGATCGACTGACGGTGAATAGAAAAACGGAGAGTTGTGGATTGGACGCCTCATAGTCCA